GCTCTTCCGATCTGGAGAGACGAGTGGGCCACGCGGGTTCGAGTAGAACCGCAGGGCCCATGAAATCCATCGCTTCTTGTCTCCTGGGCTTGCGGACTCGTAATTCCGCACACCAGGCTTGATGTTCTGCCCCTTAGCCTTCAAAGAGGCGCGTCCGGCAGCCGATAGACCGCCATCAGGGTCTTGACCCGCCTTGCGCTGCCAAAGCTCGCTCATGGTCCCCCAAGGGCGAGCAGCACAGCAATCGAAGAACCAGCCACTGTCAGCGTGAATCCAATGATTGCCATGGTCATCTTTCCGAGCGCATCAGAAAGCTTTTCTTGACTTCTTTCGAGCTGCTCAATGCGCTCGGGTAAACCACGACTGATGCCTTGAAGCTCGCGAACGTCTTTTTCGAGTTCGCCGACTCTGAAGGCAATGGTGTGGCCGTTTCCGTTACTGCTACTCATGGGGTTGTCTTTCTCCACGGTTTATCCGTGAGTGGTCGATTTTTGCCTGTACTTGACTCCCCGATAAACCACGGTGATTTCTCCAACCTGGAACCCAGGTCGGCCTTATCCCGTCTCCAGCTAGGCACCCGCTTGTCGCGGACAACGCGCACGCCGTACTTGCGCGACATCTCGTCGATCTTCTTCTGACGGAAGTTGATCTTGGTCTCGATGCTTGCAATCTGAGCCTCGTAGTCGAGTCGCCTCTTGTCGTCTCCGGTGCCGTACATTTTCTGGCTGATGTCATCGATTCGGTCCTTGTAGCTCGACATCTCCCGAATGATCTGGAAGAACTCGTTGCGATCGCGCACGAGCCCAGCACTTTCAATGGCGGGGATGCCCCAAGTGGAGCCCACTTGCATTTCATCGCTGACCATCAGCTTGTCGATCAAGCCCTTCATCTGACGCTCACCTGCCTGCCAGGGAAAGTCGCCTGGATTGATCTTCTTGCCAGAGAGCAGGGCTCTCAGCGGGAAGGGCAGTCCAGCCAGCCGTGTCGCATAAAAACCGAGCTTTTGCTCTTTAGAGATCCCGGACTTGATGACAGTGCTTGCATTGTCGCCCTTGCCTTGACTGCTTGGTTGAATCAACTCTCCGGTGCTGCTGACCGACGCACCTTCCGGAACGATCATGCGACCAGTCAACGGGTCGACGCCAAAGGCGGCACCGATGGCGTTACTCAGAAGCGGAGGCAACATGTTGACGAGAACGATTGGGCGGTCTGGGTTGGTGATGAACTCCCAGGGAGCAGACGTCGTAGGCGAGATCCTGGCGACGTTCATGAGCTTGATATCGCCCTCCTTGGCATAGCCATCGTCGGTCAAATTCAAGCCATGGAGTGGCGACTGCATCAAAAGGTTCAGGAACTGCGGGTCTTGGGTCTGACCGTCTGAGCTTGTAAGCATGTCCTTGAGAGCGCTCGCGCTGGCACCACCCAGCTGGTACAAGAGTGCGGCCCTGGCCGGATGATGCTTGGGCAGCGAGTAGAACAGCCACTTCAAGCTCATGCGAATGAACGGGTAGAAGAATATGAGCGAAGCGGGGAGGCGCTCTCTGCGAGTAAATGAGGTCCAGTTTCCGAGCATGTCGTCGACATAGGCTGCAAGCTCTTCGAGGGCTACTCGATACTTTGGATCGCGCAGCAGCATCTCCATCTGCTTCTTCTTGCTGCCGTCCGGTCCCCGTCCCGCATCGCGCAGTGCTTCAGTCAATTGCTTGGTGAGGCCAAAGACCTCTGGGGCGTTACCGAGCATTCCGTTCAGTTCTCGATCAGCCTGTGCCCGCATCAGGCGGCTGCGGAATTTTCCGCCCTTCCATTTATCGAGCTGACCGAGCCACTCAACCTTCGCAAAACTGGACACCGCTTTACCGACAGGTGTCCGCTCAAGCATTGCAAGGGCAAATGCAAAACGATCCGGATCAAAGGTTTCTACGTTGAACGAAGCGCCCCGCTTGCCCTTCAAGAGCACTGGGTTTTCTCGGTTTGCAAGCTGCGCGGGGATCGTTCCAGGACCTGGCCCGCCGCCCGCATAGGCATCCCAGAGATCCTTGTCTTCTTGGCTGAGTTTTCTCCAATCCATCAAGCCATCGCGATGCGGTGTTACGTACCTATAGCCACCGGCAATTGCTGCCTGAGCGCCTTCTGCCGGTATCTGCAACGCAGCCCATGCGGGAGACATTCCAAGGACAAGCTTTGATTGCGCACGGGTAAATTTCCTCATACCTGCTTCGTACTTACTCGCCGCCTGTAGCTGTCCCAAGAATTCCCGACCCTCGATGGCCCGAACCAACACATAACGATTGCCCTTGGCAAATTTGACTTGCCCCGCCCTTACGGCATTCAAGTCCTCGTTAGCGTCTCGGACGAATTCTTCGAACGTAAGATCCGTACTGGCTGGGTCGTTGAGGGCTTTATTGACAGTACTCAACGGGATTGCCATGGTGCGCTTCATGTAGCCACGAAAGTCTTCACTGGCGTTCATCGCACGATTCAAGTCTTCGCCTACGTAGATAGGTACCTCATCGGACTCGCGGCGCATTGCGCGAATTCCGAGGTTCGGGAACTCATCCTCTGGACGCAACGCATTGGCAGCCAGGAACTGGCGGGCAAACTCGTACTGGCTCTCAATGAAGAGCGGACGCACGATGGACTTGTTTACGACGTTTGCAAAGCTGCGATTGATCTCGCCCCTCTTGAAAAGCGAAAGCTCGGTCTTCTTTACCGGTGAGCTGGGCAACGAACCAACGTTCTCAGTCTGCGTGGACTTTTGCTGAACGTCCATCGGAGACTCGTGCATGATGTAGGCTGGGTTGTCAATCAGAGCCTTATCCCGGGCCAGCTCCGCATCGGTTGCCAGATACGCTGGAAGCGTCTCCTGGTTGAGAATCTCTCTTTGTCGACGAGCCTTACCCCTCCCGATCGTCTCCCGCATGGCCTTCTTGCCTTCATCGGTAGCCATCATCTCCTTGAGCGTGGCATTGGGCTTGTTGAATTCAACTCGATACGCTGAAAGCGCGGCAAACTGTGCCTCTTCGTAGCTGTCGGCGTCGAGACGACCCTGTGCCAGGCGACGCTTTTCGGTTACCAAGGGCTGCAGGCGCTGGATGTCAGCCTTTGCTCGATCCCGTTGCTGCTTTGCAAAGGCCGGGTTCGCAAACTCGTCTGCGTTCTTGTACTTCTTGTATTGCCGAACCGCTTCCTCCAAAAGCTCTCTATCACCGGTGACCTTGATTCTCTTGGCCCCGCTGACCCCGTCATTGGTAATGAAAGTGACCGGGATCTTGGCCTCCCTGGCCCGCTTGATCATTTCATTGGTCCCAGGGCTCGCCTCTTTTTGGGTCTTGACTGCGATCACCGCGTGGGTGCTTCGATCCGCCCATTTGCTCGGCAGACCTTCAACTTCAATCCCCATTTGGCGAGCAATCGTTTGCGCAATGGAATCAATGCCATCGAAGCCGCCAGTGACAATCGTTGTACCGGGTGGCAATGACTCGAACACAGACCTAAGACGCTTTGCGTAGTTCTGTCTTGCAGCTGCTGAGGCGAGCTCACGGGGTCCGGCTACAACCACTCGGTAGTTGCCAAGCCGCTCTGTGGGCGTGACCTTTGGACCAATTTTGATTTCTTTGCCTTGCCACTCGTCTTCCAACCCGCCCTGATTGGTGGCGCGGGAGTTTGGATCGATCTCTCTCAAACGAGCAATCGGGATGTAATCGTCGGCGGACGGCATGCCGTAGAACTGCATGCGCGGAGCGCGAGTACGAGTGGGGCTTTCAAATGTCACGCCGCCTTGAACGAAATCGCTGGCCTCGACGAAAGCATCCCTTGCCGCAATTACCTGCGGATCTTTCAGAAGGTCTGGATCGCTACGAATGAGCGACAACAGGTCAAAATCTGCCGGTATTACAGTGCTGCTCTTACCGGACATCTTTGCCACTGCTTGCGCAAGACCGTTATCGAACCGATCTCGCGTGAACTCACCCGCATAGCGCCCCTGGGCTACAAGATCTTCGTAGCGTTGCTCGACCTGGCGCATAGCGACGGTCTTGTTTTTGGAGAACACGCCCTCTGCAAGGAACGCACCAAGTTCTTCCTTCATGGCAGCAGTTCGCATCCTATTGGCCCACTCGCGATAATGACCCTTGGCAATCAGCTTGGTTGGCCAACGACCTACGGTTGCTTTGGTAACTCGATTCAAAGGCTCCTTGGCCTGAGCTGCAGCAAGATCCTTGGAGCGAGCTGATTTTTGCGCCACCTCTCCAGATCCTGGACGTGGTGCAACAGCAGCAACCGTATTCCCCCTACCTGCTATCCCGTCCAGCACATCGGCCATCTTCATGCGCATCTTGAATTTGCCAACACGCGCTGACCAACCCATTGCATTCCGAAGGGTTCGGAATCCACCCTTACCCATCAAGGCAACGGTCGGGACTAGGGTGTAGCCGTACTTCTCTTCGAGCGCTGCTTCCCAAGCGTCTACGTCTCTGAGCTCTTGACCGCTGCGAGTGGTGTACGAACCAGCAGTGACCAGATCAACCAAGGGCCCGTAGTACTCGATCTGTTGCTTTGCCTGGCCGCGCAGAGGGGCTGTGATGGCGTCGCCGGTGTAGCGAACCACATGCCAACTTCCAAGATCAATAGGGCCAACCTTGATTTCTGGCACCTTTCCGCCGACATCTTCCTGACCAGTGAACAACTCGTACATCGAGACACCGGCCGTCTTCCCTGCCCGTTGAATCGATGTGCCTGCGTCCACTGCAAGCGACCACATGGCAGCCGGAGAACTGGCCAAAGCCTGTGCGCTGGTCTTAGTGGTCCGGCCCTTGGCGCTGCTGAAGTGACCAACGATTGCGGTCGTACCGGTAGTAACGACGCCGGTACCACCGGCTGCCGCTGCCGCCAGCATTGGATTGGCTACAACTTTTGCAACTGCTCCCCGTGGACGCGTGTAAGCCTGTCCCTTAGCCTGCCGACCGACAGCCTTTGTGACCTCTACCCCCAGCTCCGTTTTGCCGATCCGCTGCTTGGCAACACCAGAAGAATCGACGGTAAATGTACGCCGCTCTCCAGAGGCAGCTGCGGGCCTGGCGGCGCGTGGGGCAGAAGGCGTCCTAGCGGGGGGCAACGCCTTGTTCTCGATTGCTCTTCTGGCCGAACGTCGACTTGCCGAGAACGTCAAAGCCTTTCCGACGCGTTTTGCGGTCGGCTTGAGCAACCGTCCCCCAAGTCGAGCAACGGTTCCAGCGCCCTTAGCGACTGGACCACCCGCTGCGCCCACCGCAACTTCGCCAACGGTGACGCCATCATCGACGCCAAGAGCCTTTTGAACTTGTTCGCTACCGAGGACAACACCGCTAGACGTAAGAACTCGGGCAGCCTTACTGCGCGAAATCTTGGCAAGCTCTTCTGATCTAGGAAGCTTGGCTGCTGCAATTTTTGCAACGGCCTTGGGCGTTTCGCGCCTAAGCGACTTCTTTGCAGCTTCCGTAATGATTGGGTTTGCAAGCCCCGAAGCTCCTGCGGTAGCAGCGCCAGCACCACCGGACTGCTTCTTATCTCCACCTTCTTCTCGCCTACGTCCCTTGCTCCACCACTCGGAGAAGGAAAGTATCTTGGCCGGAGAAGCGTTGTAGACGCTTGGGTTCTTCGCATTGAAGGCAAGCACCCTCTGATTCGCCTTCTTGACCTTAGCCACGTAGCGCTCGTACTCAGCGCGATTAGCCTTATCGCCCTTGATGCCCTGCATCCAGGCCTTGCGCTTTTGCTTGTCTTCGACCTTTTGCCGCTTGGCAGCAATGCGATCCTGCTTGGCCTTGCGCTGCTGAGACTCGGCTGTACGTAGGGTCTGAACGCCAACGCCTATTGCTTTAGCGCGGAAGATGTCTTCGGTACGGACCTGCTTCTTGATCACGCGCTTACGCCGCTGCCGCTGCAGCTTCATCGTCTCTTCGCGAACCTCTTTGCGCGGCGGCTCAGTGCCGCCAGCGTTCTTCTTCAGCTTGTTGACGGCAGCCTTGACATCGGTATTCATGCGCGATTGGCGCATGTAGCTCTTGATTACGCGGTTCGGTCGACCTTTTGTCGCCTCAGATGGCTTCCTATCAAGCGCTTCTCTGAGCTGAGGCGTCTCGATACCGTCGCCCACCAGGCGACGCATCTTTGGATTGGTGACATCGTCGAGCTGAGTCGACTTTCCTCCACCGGACTGCTTGAGAGCCAACTTCAGCGCTTCGACGTTTGCCGTGCGCGCACGCTGGTAGTAATCCCGCTTCTCTTGCCGGTAAGTGCGCATGGCAAGCTTGCGGGGACTCAAATAGGCACGATCGGTCCTTTGACGGATCTTGCTTGAGGCCTCTCGACGCTTTGCCTTGGGCTTCGCGTAGTAGAGCGCCTCACGAGGCGTCATGCCGGTCTTTTTGACCGGCGACTTCTTCGATTGTGGTTTTGGCTTCTTAGGCGACGAACCGCCGCCTACGGAAGCGCGTGGCATGCTTAGTGGGGTGCCCCGTTAGGACCACGAGACGGATCGTCGCCGCCACGAGAAGAGGACGACTTGAAGCCACCAATGATCTTTCGAACCATCTTCTTTGGATAGCCCTCGGTGATTAGCCAGTCGTAGGCATCACGTCGTGCGGCAGGATTACGTCGCAAGGCGCCCATCTTGAAATTCGACCGCAGGTCAGCCATTGCTTCCGCTCTTGTTTTGCCTGAGCCGCCTGAACCGCCCGAACCACCTGAGCCACCGCCAGTACCCGAATAGGAGTTATTGACGTCAACGGTCTTGTGCTGGCCCATACGAGCAACATCGCGCATTGCATCGGCGTAGTTGCCGCTGCTTGCAATGTCTGCGCGCTTGGTCCAGAACTCACGATCGTCGAGCTGCGCCTGGCGCATCCAATTGGTCATGAAATCGCCACGCTGCGCAGCAAGCTCACGGCCCCTGCCCATGAGGGCTCGGTACCGAGCAGCTTCTTCGCCCTGCTGGTTGATCTGCTCACGAGCTGTGATTGCTTGCCGGTTACGCAGGTAGTCAGCTTGTGATGCCCGCTGAGCATTCAACTGAGCATCGAATGCGGACTGCGTTTGATCACGCGCCACCATCGCCTGGCCATACTGCTGGTTGCTGCCAGAATCAGGGTTTGCGCCGCGATTCATTGCGTCTTGCCTGTCTTCTGCTGCCAATCGAGATCGAAGTGCTTCTGCTCGATCAAACGATGCCTGCTGCGAACCGGCTGCCCTAGACTGTGCAGCGCCGTAGGATGCATCAGAATCGTTCTGCAGAGTGGTCAGGTTCTGCCGGTACTGGTTGAACCAGTCATCCATGCGAGCAGCTTGCTCTCTAGAGGCGCCCATCTCCTGACGGAGCTGCCTGTCGACTGGACGAAACTGGTAATTGGCAGCGGCAATTGCGCGCCGTCGATTTTGCTTTGGGTTTGCGGGAAGGTCGAGAAACCTTGGAAGACCATCCGAATTCCTATTTCCCTTGCGCCACTTCTTCATCAGTAATTCTGCTCCGTTCTCTCCGAAACTGCGTTGTTGAACCGGTTGAGCAATGCGCGCTGACGGCGTCGGTAGCCCTTTCGGTTCATGTCTTTACGGTCCTTGCGTAGCTCGATCATGCGTTTGCGGATCTTGTTGGGATCGCGAGTCAAATATCCGGCGAACTGGGTCGATGGATCGACCGGCTTTGCAAGAGCTCGCTCAAGACGACTGGTTTCTGCCTCTCGTACCGTGTCGAGACGATCCTGGTCGGCCTGCATTTGACCTGCGTTGTTGTCTTGGATTGCAGAGTCGTAGGCACGTCTAAGTGCGTCGTCTGCCTGGTTGAAGTTCTGACGATCGAGGCTGCGCCTGTTTTGTAGAGCACCTGAATAAAGCTGACCGCTTCGTGCCATCGAGTTCATCGACTGATTCCTGGTTGTTTCGTAAGACTGCTGCAGCATCCTCGCCTGTGAGAAGGGATTGCTGGAATCGTTGTAGCCGTAGCCCTGCTCCGTCGCCTGACGCTGGCGCGTAAGACCAGAAAGCGCGTTGTTGCGTGTGGCATCAGCACGAGCCACCTCAGACTCGTACCGAGCGTCCCAGGGGAGCACAGAAGTTTGCCTGGGCGGCTTCGGCTGGGGGATGTAGCGCTTTGGGACGAATGGGGGCATGGAGTTCCTTACGTTCTAATGATGTAGTTGAGGACGATTGAGGGCTGAATGTTGTTGTGAGCGCCACCACCACCTGTTGCTTCGGTGCTGTCGGTGACACCTGTGGACTGCAGGTTGCTTCGTGGCTGTGCGCCGGTAGCGGTCGTGTTAGTGCCTTGCGCGTAGAGAATGTCGTGAGAGTGCGAAGGCATCTCGGCCGTAGTAAGCGTGTGGGTCTTGGCTCCGCGAGTCTCGCCAAGCGTGTCCCAATCGGCATCGCCCGAGTCTCGACCTACGACCGTGCGCCCCTTCAGGTTAGGAATGTTGAAGGTGGTGGAACCGTCACCCGATCCGTAGGTGGTTCCGACTATGCCAAACAGAGTGGAGTAGGTGGTTCTACTGACTGCGCTTCCGTCGCAGATCAAGAAGTTGGTTGGAGCGGTTGAACCTGCGTAGGGCAGAAGCGCCCCGGTTGGGCAGCCGTCTGGTCCCGTAGCGCCCGTAGCGCCGGTGGGTCCGGTAGGTCCTGTAGGGCCTGTAGCGCCGGTTGCTCCAGCTGGGCCGGTCGGTCCGGTTGGGCCGGTGTCGCCGGTGTCGCCTTTTGCTCCAGTGGCGCCGGTGGAGCCAGCTGGGCCGGTCGGTCCGGTTGGGCCGGTGTCTCCAGTGTCGCCTTTTGCTCCGGTTGGGCCGGTAGCTCCGGTTGGGCCGGTTGGGCCAGTAGGTCCGGCTGGGCCGGTATCGCCGGTATCGCCCTTGAGCCCTGTGGCACCGGTCAAACCCGTAGGGCCAGTAGGTCCGGCTGGGCCGGTGGGTCCGGCTGGGCCAGTAGCGCCCGTAGCTCCAGCCGCTCCTGTCGGACCAATCAAAGAAACTGCCGTACCCCACGATCCCGAGGTCTTTGGCCCGTAAAGGTCTTCGGTGGCGGTATCGATGTAGAAATCACCATCAACACCGAGCCCACTTGTCGGTGCTCCGGAACCGTTTAGAAGCGTCTTTCCATTTACGCCCGCCGATCCAGTGGGTCCCGCTGGCCCCTGGGGTCCAACCGTTCCCGTGATGGGAAATTGCGCTGCAATTACTTCAAGCGCTCTTTGCGTCGCCGCGTCACTGACACGACCAGGCAAAGGGAGCGGCATTAGGCAGCCTCGTAAGTACCAGTGACCGTGAGGATGTCACCGGATGCCCAAGTAAAGGGGGCAGTTGCGGTGATGCCGGAGGAAGTGTTTTGCGCCGCCGCTGCGTTGGTGTAGGAAAGAAACACCGTGTCAGAGTTTGCGGACACTGTGTATGCGTAGGCCGCATAACGACTAGGGCCGCTGCTGTCCAGCATATGAACACGGCCAATCGCAGACTCGGCTCCGTGGTTATGCGCTACGGGCAGGCCAATCGAATAACCCCCCGAGCCGTATGTCGTCGTAGAACCCATCGTGATCTTGACTCGGAAATGAACCGTCTTACCAAGCTGCACGTACTGCCCGACAATCGTTCCGTTGTTTATTACGGGATTTGTAGTCGAAGTCCAGGTTGGCGTAGACGGATACGCAGCCCAGGCGGGCCAAGTGATCTTGGCATTCGTTACTGCTCCGTCGCGAATATGATCGGTAGTCACGGCGCGATCCGCGTCAACCGATACCGAGTCCTTCAACTGCGTAGCCGTGACCTTATCGCTGCCTATCGCCGTGACCCCGGTGTTGGAGATCGTCACGTCTCCGCTTACGGTGGTCGAAGTGATGACCCCCGAAGCGTTCGCTACCAGCAGCTGACCAGCGGTTCCACTGGCAAGCTTCGAATGCGCGATAGCTGCGCTGGCTGAGAGGTTGGAGTTATCGAGCCCGCCGTTGATCTCATCGCGGAGTTCGCGATCGTTTGCTTCAACGTCTTCCCAGTCGTTGACGCCGGTTTGATTGGTGCGGGGGAGAGTTACGTGTGCCATTTAGCTGTCCTGTTCAGTTCTTCGGGGTACAGAGGGGATGCGGAATTCGCGCAAATGATGGGTCAAGCGATGGAGCGAGAAGCCTCGATCTGGGTAGTTGTTTGCGATCGTGGTCGAGAATTGGGTGCCTTGGATGGCCCGTCGACGCAACTGTGGAAACAATCCAGTTGGAGCCGACCATGTGCCACCGCTCCAAGTCGAACCACTCCATTGAGTGCCGCCACCGCTTGGAAATGAAAAGGAATCGACTGTCCCTGGGTTGGCTTCGAAGTCCTGGGAAACGGAAATCTGAAGCTCGCCATTGGCCCAGATCTTGCTCTCTCGAATGGTCTTCGTATCAGAGCTGCCGTAGTTGAACCAACCAGACCGCCAGTGGGATTCGATCGTGTACCCGTCGTCAGAGGCCAACGAGTTCTCGAATTGCCCGACGTGCTTGGGGCCGTCAGAGAACCCAAAAGTCAGCCTGGGCCTGGAACCGGTATTCCATGACACGATGAATGATGCCCCTGCGTCATAGACAACGTCTGGGGTCGGAGCGGTGTCTTCGTACTTGACCGTCCAAATCGTCCACCAGCCGTAGGTTGGATCGAACACCATGATCCGATCGTTCGTGACTTCGGCATTTTCGTCCAAGCTGTCTCCGGTCGGAAACGAGATGTAGACCCTGTCATTGAAGGAGCCCATGCAGACCTCGTCGACGTTTTGATGCGACATCTGTCCACCAAGCCAGTAAATGGACGCTGTGTCCTGGGGGTCGAACACCGGGCTTACCGATGTAGACACCATTTCAGGCACCTCGCCGTTGGTTCGATAGACGCCGTTTTGCGACAAGAAGTAGACACCGTCGGAAGTCGTGCAGACAGCACGAGGCCCCACCAGGCCAACGCCCGTATCGATCGTGCGCCAGTTTAGGACCGGGAACCCTGCGTCCTCGTAGGTGCCGTAGATGACCATGAACTTGGTCTCTTTGAAGACGAACACGTATTGGTTCCACGACACCAGTGCTTGAATGACCTCGCCATCTCCCGGGGCAAAGTCGACGTATTGGTTCGTTGGCCAATCAGACGGATCCCCAGCTGCTGAGTAGTAGATCCGCGATGGATTCGAAGAGTTTGCGGAGCCGTCTGGACCACCGGTAGTAGTCAGGAATCGACCAGCCAGCAAACGGTTTCCCTGATCGACCGAAAGGCCTGCCAAAGCTCCGGCCTTTGGAACCGTTGACTGCTCGACCGCTGGCGATACCGAATAGTCCTTTGGCAAACTCCAGGCCGAACCGTCCCATTGCCTGATCGCATCCTTGCCGTTTCCGGCGAAGATCAACTCACGACCGGGAGCACCGAACCGAGCAAAGTCCCAGATTCCGCTTGCATCCATGCCTGTCAGAGATGACGTTAGGGTGCCGCTTGCGTCGAGCACATCTACGCGTGATCCGCAGCCGACTACCAGCTGATTCGTACCGCTCGTGTTCTCGAACGGCATTGCTGAGCGTGCTCGATTGGTCAGCTCGGCATCCGTGAAGACTTCGTAGCCGTCCCTTTGCCGAACTGCACCGCGTTCGGTGAACTCAACGTTCATGCAATCGATGCACTGATCCTCGGCAACCGCATCTTCTTTGTCGTTGAGATTGAGCCCTCGACCGAAACCGGCGAAGCTGATCGTCTGGTAGATCACGGCCACTCTTGGTGATCGACGGTTGACACGATGAAGTCATGCGTATCCAGATTCGGATGCAGCAGACTGCCGCGCATTTCTTCCAATCGCCGATCAAGAGTTGTCTGAGCGCCAGCCGCAGCGTCTAGGTTGTCTGAGTCCTCGTAGGCGTACACGACAGCCTGGTCTACGATTAGCAGGTGAAAACGGGCCGGGATAAGCGGCACATCCGCATCAGCAGACAGATCAGCCGGAGTCTTGATGTAGTGCACTGAGATTTGATCGGTAGCACTGGCGGGGTAGACCTTGATCTGAGTCGGTGAAGTCTGGTACCACAGAACCGGTGATCCTGCGGTTGTCAGGTCTGGGTCGATATCGAGAAGCCTGCGCCGATCGACGTAGCGCAGCTTGACCATCTGGCTGGAGTTCACAATACCCAGCACTGAACGCAGGTCTGAGATCGTCAGCGGTGCGACGCCCTGGGCATCAGCCTCCAAGAAGGGCCAGTCATACGTGTCGCAGATTGCGTGGTAGGCACGATTGATGTATCGGTTGGGTCGAGTGTGCTGGGCGCTGTCGAGGTAGTCAAAACCACGCGCAAGCAGCTCGGTTCTCAGTTCTCCGAAGTTCATGAGCCCACCACGCCCTTGACGCCCTTACGACCGCCAGTCTTCGCACTCCACCCACTGGACATTGACACCGCTGGGCTGTCGTAGGCCTCGGCTCGCTCACGGAATTCCTCACGGGCCGCTTCCATCTTCTCTTGATCGACCGCATCTGCTGCAGCCTCTTGGGTAGAAAACTGCTCCTCGACTCGATGTAGACCACCTTTGCGCCAGAGGTCTCGCGAACGAAGCTCTTCAAGAATGCCAAAATGGGGCTCAACGTATTCGCCGTTGGGCCCCGTGATTGGGATATAGGAGTCGGGTGCACCAGGGTTTGAGCGTCGCACGTGCCAACGTCCAGGCTTCCACCCGTAAGTTGCCGGTGCGCGTTCTCCAACCCATACGACTTCAAGATTTGGATCATCGCGACGAAGCGCCTTGGTCAGCTCTCTGGCCATTTCGAGATGGCGATCAGCCATTTCTTCGCGCTCAACGTTCGCTTTGACGTGGGATGGCACAAGGCCAAAAATGTCTCGCATGATCTCCTTGAGATAGGCACGAAGCCCCGACGAGCGAAAGCTCGCCGGGGATCGTGACGTTCGGACGACGGCTCAGGTGAGTCCGCCGAGGCGGGCAAACACGTTCCGCCTGTTGGTCGCGAGCTGAACCCTGTAGGACAGCTTCGCGCCGTAGGAGTCAGTTCCCTGGACCCAGTCCAGAATCTGACCTCCGGTCACCTTGTTCTGCCAGTACGGCTTGTCGATGGCGACAATGAACAGGTGCTTGAAGATGCCGAAGTAGGCAACTTCATTTTGGCAGTCCGGGTGGCGATGAATCTCCATCCCGTTCCACTTTGGGGTTCCCTGAGAACCAGCCGAGAGGCTGGAGTCAGAGGAGTACCTGACCTGCTGCTGCAGGAGCTCGTAGAACTTACGGCTCTGCTTGAGGCCGGTCAGGAGGAAGTCAGGCTCAGAGCCGGACTTCTGCTGGATCTTCTGGCTCTGCTGCAGGAGCAGCGAAAGCGAGAGAGCCTGCGACGTGTCGTCGCGGTTTGCGGCCTTCCACGTGGTCTCGGAAGCCGGGTCGAGCCCACCGAAAACGGCGGTATCGCTGACCAGGTTGCCAAGCCCGTTCATCTCGTAAGAGGTGGTACCCGAACGGGCCCCCTTGTACGAAACGAAATGGGTCGTGCCTTCACCGGTGACGTTGCTGCCGACGGTGAATGCGCTGTTGGCCTCATCGATTGCAGTGATCACACCGCCGTCGACGATTGCAACTTCGTCGGCGTTGGTGCCCACGTCAACTTGCGCTCCAACGAACAACCAACCACGCTCGATGGCGTTTGCGCCCGAGGTGGTATTGAGGTCGACATTGTTGGAGGAAGATGCGCGGCACTGCGCGATCTTGCCTGAACCATCCAGGAAGAGCTGCCGGGTGAGCTGCCGACGGAGATCCGTCAGAGCGCCCTTTACTTCCGTGTCCAGCACGTTTGCCACGGACAGCGAATTGTCGGCAGTGCCGTCAATCGCGTCGCCCTGGATAGCGATTTGCTGGTGGTGGTTTGTGTAATTGAACTCGGCCTTTTCGAGTCCCTGGTTGCCTGCGGTGTTCAAAGGACCGCCACCAGCTGGGAGGGTGGTGTAACCACCGTTCCTGCTGACGTGCAAGGGAACTCGGGCCGTCTCGCCGACACGGAAACGCTTCGTCTTCTCGATCTTCTCAAGGAAGGGATTCTCCGAATAAAGCTGCTCTTCGAGGAAATCCTGAGTGTAGATGCGCTTCAACGCGTCGTTGTAGGCTGCGAGTGTCGCTGCCATTGCGTTGATCTCCTTCTCGTTTAGAACGACTAGGGAGTGTCTTCGCTTGCTGCCTCAATCATCTGAGCCAGCACGGAAGTACGCTCCTCATCGTCGTTGAGGTTTACCTGCTTGCTTCCTGCAGACCCCAACGGTGCTCGGGGAGCCTTCTTCGACTCCACGTAACGCTGCTGCGCGCCCTGCTCCAACTGCTTGACTCGCTCATAGGCGCCCTCTACATCGGGGAGCCCGTTGCTGTCGCGGAACGTTGGGTGCGTTGCGGTGACGAACAGAAGCTCAGCTTCGTCGTCTGTCAAGTCACGGCCAAGGCCCTTTTCGAGCTTTGAGAACTCCTGGTCGAGATACTGGTTTTCCAGCTGTTCGAGCTCAGTGTCCTGCTGCTGTGCCTGCTGTGACTCCAGGTACTGCTCGATTCGGTCAAGACGCTCATCCTCGGACAGATAGTCCTCGAACTCTTCGTCTTGCTCCTCTTCGGAGCCTGCCTGTATGCCAAGTACCTGCAGCGCTGCATCGCGGTACTGCGGGTCCTGCAGAGCCGAGATAAGCTCCTGTGCTTCCTCGGCCTCCCGACGGTGCTCAGCAATTTCTTGGGTCTTACGGGTGTAATCGGCCTGCATCTCTTTGTAGGCTGACTCGTAAGCTGCCCTTGCTTCTTCTGGCAACTGATCGGGGCTGAATGAGTCGGTGAACGACTCAGTAGCGGCTTCCTCTTGGGGCGCCACCTCCTCGGACTGCGGCTGATCCTGCTGCTCTTGCAGCTCGGGTGCCTGTTCCTCGGGCATATTGTTCCTTCCTGTTGGCGGGGCCGCTATCGGCTTGTCCGCAATTGAACCGGCGCCTTATGACTAACCGGCATCTGAGGGTGAAGGAATCGAACCTTCGCCTTCAGGGGAGATGCCTGCCTGATCCGGCAACGGGGGCGGCATCTGTGGCTTCGACGCGTTTTGCATGCCGAGTGATTCGGCTTGTGCCTGCTGCGCTTCAGCCTCCTGGGCAGCCTTTTCGGCCTCCAGTTGTAGTAGCCCGTTGTAGTAAGTCGACGCTGCGACTTGCATGGGCTGGGGAAGAGAATCGAATTCGTCCGTCTTCATCCAATCCTCGAAGACGGCTTTGTGCACCTGGATGTTGTCGAAGGGTCGAGGCATCCACGACGGAACCTCTGTCCCGTCTGGCTCAATCCGCATCTCACCCGCGAACAGTGCCTCTGGGCCTTCTTTGACCTTCTGGATCATTAGGTTGGCTCGTGCAACGTCAAGCTCGTAGCTCTCGACCAACTTCTCGGCTGTGCCGCCGTTGATCGCAGCCATCGCTGCTTCAGGCGCAATCCAGCCAGCCTGGGCAAATGCCATGACCCTCTGCTCGATCGAGGCTTTGGTGCGCGGCTCAAGGGACCCAGGGAGGACACGAACATCTGCTTGCCCACGCAATTGCGACCCCTGGAAGTTTCCGATGTGCTCCCAGCCATAACGACCTCGAACCTTGAGCAAACGATCTTCGCTGTAGTGCTTTTGCACCAGGTAGAGGCAATGACGCATCAGTCGAGAATGGAAGTCGGCCAGTTGAGCGATGAAAGCAGCGCGGCGATTGGAATCGCGCTCGATCAGTGCCTGGATGCCGCGTCCGGTGTCGACCTGTGACGGGATCTCGTTTTGGGCAGAGATCTGCGCCATGTCCTGCTTGGCCTCTTGCTTGAGAGCTGACAACTCGCCTGGAATCGGTGGAACCTCTCGCCATCGCACCTGACCCGCCCCCCGGAAGTGATACACGGCTCCGGGTTCATCGGTGATCTTTTCGCGGAACTCACCGTTTTCAACCACGATCTGCGGAGCAAGCGCCAGGTTCTTCCACTCAAGCTGCTTGTTCGTGCAGTCGTTGATTGTGCGCTGGGCGTCGAGCAAGTGACGAACCAGCCCAGAATCACGATCGGACTCAGGGTCGTGGAAATAGGCAAGCTTATGAAGGATGGGCTCGTCGATCGTCTCTCCGTAGCCATCTGAACACGGGTAGGCCCGCTCTTCTGAGATCTGGCGCCCGTTGGCGATCGTGATCCAGCGTCCGTTGGGGCTCTTGGCCGACGGACGCTCAAGGTATTCGGTGACCATTACAAGCCTGGCCTCTCGCGATCCCTTGCCCGAAGTCGAGATGGTGATCTGATTGGCTTGCGCGTCTGGCGTCAGCTTGCCGCCGAGGTAGCCCTCTGATTCGTAAACCGATTCGACGTCACGTGCCTGCTCGATTGCACACCAGCGCGAGTTCTCATACTTGACTCCCGGCTCCCAATAGACCTCGTTGCCTCCGTACACCTGAAGCTTGATCTCACCCTGCCCGATCGTCTTCCCAGACTCATCCTGCATGTAGGGGCCGACCGTATTGTCGAAGTACGGCCACACGAATGCTTCGTCGGCAACGACTGCATAGGTCACAGCCGCTTCAGTGACTCGACGGACGTGCCATTTGTCGAAACCGTAAAGAGCAACCTTCTCGCCGATGCGAGCGGCCGCAATGTCTTCAGGGTCGGTTGTGGAGGGCGTCACCTCGTAGCTCGGCACCCGCTGCGTGGCCGCTGACACCTCATGGGCCACGATGTCGACAAGCATGTTGCGCTTGGTCCGAACCCGATGGCGCGGCTTGCCGCTGCCGTCTGGGTTGGTGATCGTCGACTGCTCGCTCAGATACTTGTCGGTGTTGACGTAGACGTACTGCTCTCCACGCCAAAACTGGAGGCATTCATTGCGCTTGGCGGCTGTGTCCTGCATTCGACGCCTGCCGCGTGCAAGCCGTTCTGTGATTTCTGGTGGCGGCTTCATGGGGCCGCTTACCGTGCTACGCACCGAATCCAAAAGTGCCATTACCTAGTCCTGTCTTCTTGGAGAGCGGCGAAGCTCTCATCGTCATCTGGCGCCACATACGCAAGGTCTTGGCGCTCAGGGAATTCCGGAATTGCTGCGATCTCGGGGGCCTGTATGCGATTGAGCAATGTCACCCGCTCAGCCGCCCACTCGTTTCTTTCTTCCTGCCACACGCTCTGCTCTCGACGACGCTCAGCGATGAATACGGCGAATTGCGCAATCAAAGCGACTGCCAGGAAGCCAGCGATCAGTTCGATCACGACTTGCTCGCCTCGAACTCGTTGAGTGCGTCGACGGCGGCTTCGACCTTTTCGAGATCCTTGAGCCGCTCCTTGAGGTCCTTCAGTTTCTTTTCGAGCTTCTCGACCTCAGTCTTCGGCACCATGCCCAGAAGATCGCGAGCGTATTGCTCGATCAGGGGGACATGAAGATAGATGCGAGGCTCGATGCTGTCACTCCACGAACCGGTATCGATGAACGGGCCATCGATGTCTCCGGTTACGCAACATTTGGCTGGGTGCATCTCAGCCTTCTGAACGATTTCGGCCATTACGACCACTCTCCTAACGGTGGAATATTGGTTGGGATGTGCTGCTCTCGCTTGTAGGGCTCCTGGAAATGCGGGTTGTAGGCAGCCCGGTATTGCTTTGCTTGGTGAATCGGCGGTGCACCCCACGCACGAGACATCAGGGCGTAGCGCATCGCATCCAACAAATGGTCGTCAACCTTCACTGCATCGAACTCATCCGACGATTTGGGGTCCCGCCGGTAACGACCGAACTCCCAAATCAGGTTCGCGCAGTGATCAGCGACGCGCAGCTGACCGTGCTGCAGGCGCCTCTTTACTTCCAGAATCCCCGGAGCACGAGCGTTTTGACCGTGCTGGCAGGGGATGCCTTCCCTCAAGTATTCGGTTTCGATCTGCTCGGCGTTGATTGCGTTTCGAGCGCGAGCGGCAGGATCGATGACGTAAGTCGAAGCTTTGATCCCCCAGCGCTTCTCGGTTTCCTTGATCCGAGCCGCAACGATGTCGACTGTCGACTGCTCTGGGTAAAGCTCGTCGAAGACAAGGCATCCGTTGTCGCTGTCGAATGCGCAGAACACAACGCCGGTCCGGTTGTAGCCGGGGTCGATGCCGACCACGATCGTTTGATCCCTGACCGTCTCGGGCGACACGCTCTTGGCGATGTGCAGCTCGTCTTTGAATTCGGGATAGAACAACCCCGAGAAATGAACGAATGACCCGGTTTTGCGAGCCTCCAGCTCCTCCTTGGAGTAGGTGCTCGACAGAATCCGCCCCTTGGCCACTTCTGAGATGTGGGGGTTCTCGTCGATGTCGACCTGGATCGCCGTGATGCCAGGCTCTCCACGCTTTGCCCAGATGTCGTCGTGAACCCACGACAGACCGAAAAGCGGGGTCATGGTGAACAGCTCGTCGCCGTTGTAGTCAACGAGCCGCATCAAATTTTCCTTGCGGATCTCTTCCCCGTTGGTTCCCCCTGGCTCCTCATCCCAGTGGACTCGATGCAAAGCAATACCCGAGTGCTTATCGACGTCCTGCTCAAGCGTGTTGAACACGAACCAGGAGCCATTCTTGAAACGAAGGACCCTGCGCTGCTTGTCGTAAGCGCGCTCCCAGGAGTTGCCCTTCAGCTGATCCTTCGGAACCTAATCCCGGATCTTCTGGAAGATGACGCCCTCCATTGTCGAAGTGAAGTCGGGGGAGATGATTCGGCAATAGAAAGGCGGGTGCCACTTCTTGTAGGGGAGCAAATGCTCGGGAAGGGCGCTTTCGTCCACCGCCTGGATCAAGTCGTCTACGACACCTGCCGTCGACTTGCCCGATCGGTTACCACCGAAGAACGCTTTGATCGGCGTCCTTGCCTCGTGGAACTGCTCCTGCTTCTCGTGTGGGTAGTAGTTGAGAAGCGGATTTTGGTCAATCAGCTTGCTTACTGCTTCAAGGTCACGCTCGATCAGCTTGCGCTCTGATTCAGGCAGAGCTGCCAAAGCCTCCGCGTTGACCTTCAAGCTCACCCGAGATCAACCTTTCGCCGCTTGAGCTTCTTCTCGTAATCAGTCTTAGGCGCCTTCGACAGCTTCGGCGCAGGCGTACCCTTTAGCGGATCGAACTGACCGAGTTCGAAAAACGACGGCTTCCGTTCCTTCTCCTTCTCCTTCTCCTTACGCTTCTTGGCGCTTGCGGTTCCGCTGGCCGACGTTCCGGTACCCCCACCAGACGTTGCTGCCGGTGCCCCGTAGCCTCCCTCGACGGTTCCCGCTGGCAATGCGCGGTTCTCCCATCGGATACCTACGTGCACGTGGTCGGTGTGCCCAGACACGTTCCAAAGGATCTGAGCGCTGTAGCCAGGCTTGTTGGTGGTCCACCTGGTGTAGTTGCCAGTGGTGTAACCCTTGATGCCCAAGCGCTTGGCGATATTGCGCGCAATCCCCTCGCCATCGGTAGTTGAGATGTCAACCGCAAATGAGCGTCCGCTGGTCGTCAAATGGTCAGACGTGGGGGAGCCACCCACGCTTTCATTTTGCTCCGGTGTCCGCTTGAACGAGCTCTTCCCGTAGCCTTGCGTGGCCTGCATGGCCACCCTCTTGCTGCCAGCCCACGGGCCAGCCAGCTTCTTGGGCTTGGCAATATTGACGTCGGCGTATTCCACGCCTGCCTTGTCAGCGGCCTTGCTGCGTCGATTGAACGCCTTCGTAATTCGCTGCGCTTCCGTGCGACGCTCGTCGTAGCGGCCTCGATACTCCTCAGCGGGCCGCTGCACATCCGCAGCCAACTGACCAGCCGTTTGACCCTGACCCCTGCCCATTGCAGCCGTCTCCTCGAAGTAACGCTTAGCCGCGCCTTTGACGTTCCGACGAACTGATTCGGGGCCATACGTATCGATCTCCTGCCTCCATCCGGCAGAAGTACCGTCGCTGTTGGCATTCGTCGGATTGCTGAGGTTGGACTCGACCAACCCGGTTTCAACAGCCGAGACCATTTCCTTCTTGGTCGCGCCCATCGCCTTACCGGTGGCCAGAATCTTCTTGACCGTGTTGGTTTGAGCGGGGGTCAGACCCGGCAAGGGTGAATCGAGCTTGCTCAGGATCTTGCCAACAGCCAGATCGTGCTTCTTGTGCGCCGCCCGTATCTCAGGCTGCGTCTTTGGCAGCGGAGCCTGCTTGCCCCGTGCCTTTGGTTTAGAAGGTTCTTTCGTTTGCTTGGGCGCCGTAACCGTTTGGTACGCCCGACCGAAAAGCCCCTTCTTGGCCATGCTTACTCGCCGAGATCGACGCTGTAGTCAGTCCGACGCTTGTTCTTGAGATCGGTCAGCGCATCTTTACCAGCGGCCTTACGACGCTTGTTCAAGATCCTCAGAAGGCTCTTGTTGAACGTGGTGTTGCCGGTATTGATCGCTGCGTTGCTCTTGTTGGTCGCCTGACCCGCCCTAGCGGCCTTGAAACCGGCTGAGACGCCCGCTGCGGCCTTTGCTGACCCGTAGGCCTTGGACTTGTACTTGCTGCCGTAAGCGTCCTTCACAATGCGGTTCTGACGGACATTCGTGGCGATCTTGAGCCTGCGGGTTGCAAGCTTCTTGGCGTCGCCTTCCATGTTTGTCGAGTTCTTCCGCAGCTGCGCGATGCGGCTGTTGAGGGCCTTGCGGGAACGGCCGTACATACGCTTCTTGATGGCCTGGTTCTCTTTTTGGGTGCTCTGGGGTACTTCCTTGGGGATCGCCACTATCGACTCCTTCGGTACATGCTTTTTTCGCGGCTGATCTTGCGTTCACCAAGATCGGCCTGTTTACGTGCGTTTTCACTTGCGCCGGTGACCGTTCGACCGCGAATCTTGGAAGCGGTCCAATCGCTCATAAAACCCTCTACGGTTTTGCCGCTGCGGGCCCAAGTCGTGTAGCCCCGCTGACTCAATACGCGATCGATCAGCTCGTTGCGGCGAATTGAAAACGGGTACGGGTAATACTCGTCACGGGTCAGACCCCGTAGTTCTTTTTCGGCTCGATTTTTGTAGGTCGCAAAACTGACACGAGCGCGACTGTCTTTACTGGTCACGTTGGCTTGACGACGCCTGGCTGCTTGCCTGATGTCAATTTCTCGTTCCAGCTTGGCAGCCGAGTTCTGACCGCGCCTAAGACGGGCGGCGTACTGCTTCTTTTGCCCGATTGGGGCGTAGCGAGGCATAACAACTCCTTTTTGGGGGGGTGGAAAATTATTTGGGGGGCTGAAATCTCTGAGGCGTGGGTATATCAATACACAGCCACGCGGGGCACTGGGGGGGCCCCCGCCCCCCTGCTTAGTGTCACGCGTGGCGACCGAGTGGACAAACCACACCGACTGGACATTGTGTGCGCAGGGTGTGCGCCCAACAGCCAAGTCAACAGCGAGAACCACGCCTACTCAGGCACGGCCAGGCACGGCAGGACCTACTGCTTACTACGCAACAGGCCGATGTGCCTCGCGCCTTTTACGTGGTGCGTGGGCGCGCTTTGACCCTGATACAGCAGATCACGCCCGAGCAAACTACGCTCGTGCGCCCATAAGATAAGTCAACGGCATACTGATCCCGTGCTGCTATGTGGGTAACTCCAGCGCTGTGTCTGACCCCGCTTCGCGTAGTGGCGTGGCGGTAAGACACGCCCGGATAGCGTGTCATACCGGTCATCAAGGCACTCAGGATATCGCTATAGATTCCGCATCTGCTAGGCCGCGCAAGCGCGTCAGTAGCAGACGCGCAATCTAGGACGCTCTTCTCTGAGCGCTCTTGCTGATTGACCACGCCACGGACGGCCA